TCATACACTTACCAATAATTTTACTACCTAATCTTAATGTCGTCTTGGTGACACGCCAGTTGTTGAGGATGTTGTTGGGCTTTTCCCACTTCCCCGATTCATCATGAACGAGGAGTTTGAGTTTCTCCCCATCGTAGGAGTTGTCACCTGTATTCTTCCAGTCGATGGTGGTGTCAAGTCCCTGTAATTCGTCCTGTAAGGTTTCATCGGTGGTGGTGGCGGTGATTGAACGTCTGGTAAATTTGGAGGCGGGGACACGGTAGGCAAGCTCGGTCTTTGGACGGTCCATTCCGTCCTGGGTCGGCTTGAAAAAGAAGGGGTAATTAACTGATATGGGTACCACCTTATCTGTGAACATCTTCTTGGCATCAGGTCCAGACTTGGATAATATACCATACCTGGAGTCACTTGATATGGTTGCCAAGTTAACCACCTCTCCTGAGGCCATGAAAGAAAACCCGGACCGCCTATTCTTAAGGTAACACATCCCATAGGATCGTGAATCTGCCTTACAAGCTTCCCAGAAAATAAAGAATAATCTATTTGATTCCCGAAAGTCTGGTGCCCCGACGTCAATCTTAGACCACTGCAAGTACATGTAATGAGTACCACTAATGTAAGTAGGAACGCTTTTGTTATAAAACCAAAAACCTTCCTCCCTACGGGTAAATTCATTATCGATGTAATCATACCACTTTGTTTTAAAATCTTCTGGATATTGTCTCCAGTCGAATACTGTTTTTATTCTTGCTAAAGCTTTAGGATATTCAAACTTACTCCATTTATCATCTTCAAACTTATAGATGTTTTTAGCTTTTGGTAAAGCTATTTTTAAATTTTGTATTTCATATATTTCACCTACTTCACCTGTCTTGCTAATAACTATAATATCGTGCTCTTTATTATAACCATACTGCCATTTTTTATAACGGTTCATACGATTAATAATTTTAGGTTTTATATGATTATCAAGTACTTTATATAAACTTTGCTTATACATTATTTAGCTCTTCGTTCTGCAAAACCTTTAAAAGTATTATCTTTTTTAGCATCTTGCTTTGGTTTATCATCTAACATGTTTTGCTCTTCTTCAATACGATTAAGTATTTCAAGAGCATCAAATATAGCTAGTTTTTTTGTAGCTGCAGCATTTTTAAGTCTATCTGCGGAAATGTCAGGTCCAAAATCTATAATAGGTTCTTTAGCAACTTTAATTAACTCTTTAATTGCTATTCGCCCAGCTTGGATTATATTCTTCTTCGTTTCCTTCGTACTCATATTTAATTACAATATCATTTGATTCCATACAATAAATTCGTTTGCCATCAATAACAAACTCCCATTCACGACCTGGTTTATATCCTATCAGATCTCCTGGGTTAATATCTTGTGCTTCTAATGCATTATTACCTATTTTTAATATACCAATACATTTTTGCTCTAAATCAGTTGTTAGAGGATTTTTGTCTTTAATAGGCATTACAAAACATCTATCCATAAATGGCAACCATTTTTCGTCTTTTTTATATAAATATATTTGATTAGGCTTACAGAAATATAAATCTTCTTTAAAGTATTGACTACTATTTCTTTCATTACCCCTAACATCATACCATCTTCTAAAAATATTGTGATGAATTATTATTTCATCACCTTTTTTAATATCAAATTTATAAGCTAAAGGAACTGATAAAACAGTAGCATGGCGACTAACCATTTTGTGATCTTCTATATTAGAATTAACAATAAGAGTTTTGTCGCCTACTTTAATTTTATTATTATATCTACTATTTGTAGGAGTTATAATAAAATCATATATACTGTTCATTAATACTCTAAATCATATTCAACAGATATTGCCATATTAGAATTAAATTTTTTCCAAGGCATTACCTCATCTTTTTTCTTTATAAATATATTATAAGAATTGTCTATTTGATTATGATCAATATTGTTGATTATATGGCCACCATATACTTGTTGGCCAATAGAATAATGCATAGCATCGTTCTTATAATCAGCACCAATACTGATTTTTCTTATAACTGAATGCATTACTCTTTATCTTCGCAGTCTTCGCAGTCTTCTTTCTTAGGCTCTTCACAAACCTCGCAATCTTCTTCTTCAACTACAGGTTCTTCTTTTTCTATTTCTTCCCAAACACCTGTTTTTAAATTAATATTAACTGCTCCATATTTAGATTCAAGTTGTTTTTTAGTTTCTTCTAAAACCTCTAAAGCTGCTTTATATTTTTGCATTACTTGAGCTTTTTCTATTTCTAACGCGCCCATGTCAAAAACAGCTTTTTGCAAAGTTACATTTTGTTCGTTAATATTTTTTAATTCTTTTTCTTTAATTTTTCCACTTTTTGCCATTTGATTAAATTTTAATTGTTATTACTATATTTATAATTACTTGTTAATATTCACTTTTACTTTTTAAATATATTACTTGCTTTTTCAGTCGTACGTCCGCCGAAATAGGCTAAGACGACTGCCATCATAACTTTCTCAAAAGTATCGTTCCATAATTCATTTATATGAAAAGGTATTGTCTCAACACTGTCTAATATACCTGCAAAAGAAAATACAACAATGCACCATACTAAAACTAATGGACGTACGTTTTTAGACATCCAAGAGTCTGACATAGAATCTGCTTGCCATCTTGACGTGATAGCTTCGATTTCTTTTGTTTGTTGTTCGTAGATTATTTGTTGTAATTTTATCTTATCGTCTGCTGGAGCATCAGCTTTAGTAATAGCTTCTATTGCTTCTTTTGGCGAAGTTACACCTTGTAATACATTTCCTAATGTAGGATTAATTACAGATGCTGCGCCAAACAATAGTTGTCCAACGGTTGTATCTTTAAATTTCTTTTTACTCATGATTTTTTATATGCTTCTGCCTCCCATGGTAAGTTTTTAGCGCCTTCATGCATTTTTGATCTTGGATATACTTTACCTTTCCAATATACGTTATCATCATCATAATCGAGATCACCTCTTTTAACTTGATCAATATGTACTTCTTCATGTGCTATAACTTCTTCATGCTTATTTAATGGCACGTCGCTACCAATAAGTATAGTACCATTTTTATTACCTTTACCCATAGTTCCAGGCTCTAATTCACGCTCATATATAGGTGAATTTTTTTTAAACGGAGGCGTTAGTTTAAAAGACATAATTATTAAGCTTCTTCAGGTTTTTCTGAAGTACTTAGTAAGTATTTGCCACCAGTTTTAGCTTTTTTAACTTTTTTAGCTAATTTACCAGCTTCTAAAACTTTACCACCAACTTTAGCCGCTACTCTAGCTCCAGTCACACCTTGCCCAACAGCTGGTATTGCTGCTGCAGAGTTTAAAGCTAGCTCACCTAAAAATCTTTTAGTATCACCACCAGTTACAGCTGCGTGAACAGCTCTACCACCAGATATTGCTGCATTAGCTACGTCTGCTACATTACCTACAACAGGAAGTGTACCAACACCTACTAAAACATCTTGAGCAAAATCTAACCAACTACTAGATTTTTCTTTTACAGCTTTTTTATTTTGATTCTCTATAACATTAGTAGCTTGATTGTCTTCACCACCCACCATTTTCATAGGCGCTACCATATTCATAGGAGTATTTCTATTAATACCGAACCTTTGTATGTAAGCCATTTTATTTTCTTTTTCCTGAAGCGTCTTTAACTACTGGATTATCTTTCATAAGATCTTTTCTCTCTTGCTTAACGCTTTCTTTTTTCATAGGAGCCTTCATTGATGGAGCTTCATGTCCCATTTTCATAGGTGCTTTCATATCCATAGGTGCTTTCATCGATGGAGCTTTTTTGTGACCCATTTCAGCTGGTGATTCATGACCCGCTTTCATTGGTGACTTCATTGACATACCTTTATCAGCTATATCATTTTCAAGATAGTGTAATCTCGCTTTACCGCTTAATTTTTTATCATAAGCCATTTTAGCGTCATACTTTTCATCTGCTTTACGAGCTTTCATTCTTGAGCTCATGTGTTTGTGTATTGGATGCATAATTGTTTTTTTAATTGTTATATAAATGCTGTTATTTTTTCTGCTGTAGTTAAAGTGCTAGGCGCTCCACTTGTTGCAGCTGAGCCTACCATAACTCTTTGTACTACTATATCTAATGTTTCACCTGGAGCAACTCCTTGTATTAAAACGTCTTGACCATCAATTGTTTTTACAAATATATCACTCTTAGTATTGTTACCCGCTTGATTATCACCAACCATAATAATAGCTCCTTTTGGATCAGCTTGATTTGCGTTATATATTTTATATTCTTGCGTTGTTGATGGAGCGCCTGTTACAGGAAATATATTAGCAGATAATGATAATTGTGTATTACTATCTACAGCTGTTACTGTTGCGGCTTCAGGGCCTAACCAAGCTGTTGTATTCATAGCAGCCATATTATAAACTATTTGACCTACCTGAACACCTTGATTTGTAATATTTCCTTTAGCATCTACTGTTTGTAAAAAATTACCATTAGTATCTACAAGTTTGTTATTAGTTAAACTAGTTGTAGTACCTGATTTTCTTACTTCTGGTCCCGGAATATTAATATCATCATTTAATGCTACCGGGATCGCACTAGTATATGAACTTGGATTTATTATCATGATTAATTATTTTATGTTGCTACTTTTTGTTGTTCTTTAGCAAATTTCTTAACTGCTCTAACTCCTTTTTTAACTTTATGTTTGCTTTTATTTATCGTAGATATAGCGTTAGCTTTAACTTTTTTAACAGCTTTAGCTGCTGCATCAACTCCCTTTGAAAGTAAATCACCTTTCTTACCATCTTTCTTTAATGGTGCCTTCATTTTAGCTGGTGACATTTTTTTAGCTTTTTTCGCTGGAGAGCTTTTAGCATCAGGTGCTTCTTTACTATGCACTTTATCAGCTTCTTTAGCTTTGTCTAATAGTTCTACAACTTTAGGGTTATCATAATCATAATCACCTTGCTCAGCTTTTTCCGATAACTTCATAGCTCTTTTTCTAAATTTATCACCGTGTTTTTTCATAGGTGCCTTCATTTTAGCTGGACTTTCTGGCGCAGCTTCAATAGCTTTCTTTAAACCTTCAGGTAAATTCTTTTGTTTACCAACTAGTTTCTTTTCAGCTGGTGATTTTAATTCAGCTGGAGACTTTTCTTTTAAATTAGCTGGTGAACCTTTAGCAGCATCTTTCATTGGCTCTGTTGTGTTACCATCTTTATCTAAATCTAAAAAGTCTGGTTTAGCTTGTTTAGCCGGTGAACCTTTCATTCTTGCTTTTTGAGCAGCAGTTGGTCCTGAACCAGCGCCTTTCATTTTAGCATTAGCTACTTTACCAGCAATTTTAGTTGCAGCTTCTTTTGACTTACCCTGATTCATTAGTTTTCCTACTAAACTATCGAAGCTATTTAACGGTGAGTTAAAGTTTAGTGGATTTTTACTAAAAGGGTTTTTACCTTGATTATATGCCATGATTATCCTCTTTTTGCACGTTGTGTTATCGGCATACTTCCTGAATAAGGAACTGCCCCTAATTTTAATTTCATACCATCACTACCAGAACTTCTTCCTGGAGCGTGAGGTCTTCCTGATTGATCTAGCGGCCCGTCCCATACGGCGTTTTCCCCTACAATACCTACAGAATTATTTTTTGACGCATGCGTATGAGCTTTATCTTCTATCATACGTAGTGGTGAGTTGTATTTTTTCATAAGTTGTGTTAATTTATTAATTACCCATATCTCTATCAAAAGATCCAGATATACTAGTTCCAAACATTTGAGCAGCTGTATTCATAGTCCCAGGTTCAAAATTACCTAAAGGTGTAATATTTTGTTGAGCTAGTTGACCAAGAGCCATTTCTTGAGCAGCTTGAGCACCTGTACTAATAGTAGCATCAGTAATACCACCTATAGCTTCAGGTTCTTTTTCTGGACCGTCAAGCTCTCTTCTAATTTTTCTAACATTATTTTCTAAAATGTTGACTTTTTTATTTAGTTTACTTAAAAATGGCATACTATCTATGTTTATCTTTATTTACATTATACATTGCTTGATACATAACTTTATCAGTATATGTGTTACCAGCAACTAATTTATTTCTTCTTTCACTCATTGGTATATCATCTAATCCTAACATTATTCTATAAACTCTTCTAATCAATTGTTTACCTTTAAATGATATTTTATATATATTGTATTTTTGTGTAGTTCTATTCCTATGTC